GAGGCGCAGGAATATTTTGATGAGCTTTTAGCCCTGACGCCGGATGAATATTATGCGCTGGAGCAGGCGGCCAGGGTCAAGGCGTTTACGGTGGCTGACATAGCTGTACGGGACCTGATCGAGGATATCCACGGCGCCATCACCACGGCCATTGCGGACGGCGAAACTCTGGCGGATTTCCGGGATCGTTTAGATGATATCTTTCAGTCCAGGGGGTGGGACACGCCCCCGGAATTTATACCCTGGCGGGTGGAGACGATTTTCAGAACGAATATTCAGACCGCGTATCAGGCCGGACGTTATAAACAGATGAAAGATCAACAGGATCGGTTTCCGTACTGGGAATATGACGCGGTCATGGACAGCCGCACCAGGCCAACACATGCGGCAATGGATGGCAAGATATTTCGGGCGGATCATCCATTTTGGGATACCTGGTATCCGCCGAACGGGTTCAATTGTCGCTGCACGGTCCATGCGGTGCATAAGCACCTAGTCGAAGAGGAGGACCTGGCAATAGAGACCCACGACCCAACCGGGGAATTAATAGAGCCGGTGGAGCCTGTAACAGGTAAAAGAATACCTGCCAGGCAATTACTGCCTGATCCCGGCTGGGATCATAAACCAATCGACTAAAAGGAGAATGCGTATGAAATTTGCAGACATCAACGGCTGGGTAGAGGTATTTAAAGCTGGCAAACATACGGACTCAGCAGGAAATACCAGAGAATGGACGGAAGATGATTTGAAGAGTATCGTCGAAAACTACAACCCTGCGGAGCATGAGGCACCGGTTGTTATCGGCCATCCGGCGGACAATGACCCCGCCTTCGGCTGGGTGGAGAAGCTCAAGGCCGAGGGCACAGTTCTCTACGCGAAATTTAAGGATCTGATTCCAGAGTTTGTGGATATAGTAAAACAGGGGCTTTTCAAAAAACGGTCCATCGCCCTGTATCCTGATCTGGGTCTCCGGCATATCGGCTTTCTCGGTGCAGTGCCGCCGGCGGTCAAGGGCCTGGAAAATATTCAATTTCAGAATACCCCTGACACTATCGTGATTGAATTCAGCGAGGCATCCGAATGGAAATTCGAGTCTATCGGAAGAATTTTAAGGGCTCTGCGGGACTGGTTGATCGAGAAAGAGGGCAAAGAAAAAGCTGATGGGGTAATTCCGGATTGGGATATAGAGTATATTAAGGAGAGACCCCGCGATATCGAAGATGATGTGATAGCGGGGTATAACGAAAAAAATGTTAACAAAAAACAGGAGGTAAAAATGGCAAATTTTAAAGACACCCTCAAGGGACTGATATCCGCTATGGGAGTGGATGTTAGCAAAGTGCCGGATGATGCTCTACCTGAATCCACGGAGGGAAACACCTACACGGAGCAGGATATCCTGGCGCGGGAACGGGCGGCCGCTGAGGCAGCGGCAAAACAGGCTGCGGACGATGAGCGCAAAAAAGTGGAAGCGGAGTTCGCTGAAAAAGAGCGTGAAAGGGTCAAATCGCAACGAGGTGAAGAGATAAACTCGTGGGTAACCCAGGGCATGAAGGAAGGCAAAATATTGCCATCCTGGGGCAAAATGGGCCTCAAGGAGTTTATGCAGAGCCTGGATGGAGATGAAACGATCGAGTTTGCAGAGGGTAGCGCAAAACAGTCGAGATTGACATGGTTTAAGGCCTTCATGGAAGAGCTTCCAAAGGTTGTAGAATTCAAAGAGATTGCAAAACGGGGCGATGACACGGCGCCGGGCAGCGCAGCCGAGAAGATCGAAGTTTTGATCCGGGATAAGCGATCCAAAGACAAGGAACTCACATATAGTCAGGCATTCAGCGATGTACAGATAGAGCACCCCGATCTTGTCGCCGAGTATCAGAACGACATGAGCAATGCGTAATTGCGCCGTGGTGCGAGGGATTACATAGATAATTAATGATAAGGGAGGATAAAATGTCAACAGAACAATCAATATGGAGGGAAACCTTCGAGGCCGCGGAGGATTTGAGCGACTATCAATACCATTTCGTGGTGCTCAATACCAGCGGGAAGGTAAGACTGCTGGACGCGGAGGATGAAGTCGCCATCGGCATATTACAGAATGCGCCAGAGAGCGGCGAGGCGGCAGAGGTAATGATCCTAGGGAAATCTAAGTGCGTGGCAAATGCGGCGCTGGCTATCGGAACATTTGTGAAGCCGGAGTATGTCGGTGCTGCCGATGCAGGCAAGGCCGATGATGCCGGTACATGGTGGGATGCAGCCAGGGGTATGGTTGTGGAATCCGCCGGGGCGGAGGATGATCTCTGCTCGGTGTGGCTGTTTACCCCGTTTGCACGGACAAAGGGCGGCATGGTGAAACAGATGACCGTTACGGACGAGATCGGCACCGAGACATTGACTACTGCCGAGGTGCTCGGCGGATTTATCGACGGCACTCCGACAGGAGCGGCGACCTATACCCTGCCGACCGGCACATTAATGGGCGGCGCTCTGAACCAGGTGGGCATCGGTAATGCGATCGAGTTCACGGTGAAAAATTCCTCCGCTGGTGCGCATGTCATCACAATCGCGGCAGGCACAGACGGCACGACAAAAGGCACCATGACGATTGCGCAGAATAACACAAAACGGTTTCTGCTCATCATGACAAGCGCCACGGAATATGATCTATACAGCCTGGGCACAGTAGAGCATTAATACATTCGAGCTTTTAGGCGGAAGGCTGAAGACTGTCAGCAAAGTCCTTCAGTCTTCAACCTTCAACCTGACAACCTAAAAAAAAGGAGGAGAAAATGCCTCAACCAAACGTAAAAGAAGAAATAATAGCGGGACCGCTTGCCAATGTATCGGTTGCCTATCGCAACCGCAACTACATTGCGGATCGGGTTTTTCCGATCCTGGACGGGGCGGACCCAAAGGCAAAGATCACCAAATATCAAAAAGGGGCCTGGTTCCGCGACGAGGCCGGGATCAGGGCTGCAGGCACACGGGCGAGGCGGGGCGGCTATCCGCTCACCACGGTTTCCGTGTCGACGGACGAATATGCGTTCGCCAAGGAGGTAACTGACGAGGATCGCAGGTTCGCCAAGAGTAAAGGTGCTCCGGTGCTGCAGCCGGAAACAGATGCAATCGAGTTTGCCGCGGACAAGGTGGACCTGAAAAAAGAGATTCGTGTGGCCGCGCTCATCACGGCCGGCACCTGGGCAGACGGCGCCGCCGGGGGTCAGGACGCAGAGGGCGGCTGGGCTGCAGGGGGTAGCAATACCTTTCTCGCCGACATAGCAACCGGTAAGAAAAAAATCATGGAATGCGGCGTTATTCCGAATGTACTTATTATCGACAACGCTACCTATCTCAGCCTCAAAGAAGAGGACACCATCCTCGAAAAAATAAAATATACCCAGCGGGGCGTGTTCGGTACAGATCTTCTTGCAGCATTACTGGAGCTGGATGAGGTCCTGGTCGGCACGGCTATCAAGAGCGACGCCGAGGAAACCGCTGCAGGTGATGACTTCAACGCCGTCAATATATGGGAGATAAACGCGGACGCGGGTATGGGCTTTTTGTTTTACCGACCACGGCGCCTGGGCCTAAAGGTTCCCACTGCGGGCCT